CTTGCCGCAGGTAAACTTAAATCTTTAACAAGGTATCTTGTTGTAGAGCCGCCTTCTAAAATAAAGACACTAACAGTTACTGCCGCAGCAGTTATGTTAGCTAATCTTAATCCAACAATAGCATCATCACTATTAGCTGTTAATAGTGTAGTTGCTGAGTTAGTTATTTGACCGCCATCTGATTCAAAGTCTTGTGCCATTTTTCCTCCTTATAAAGCTATTGCCATAGCAGTTGCAAATCCTTTTGAAGCTGCATTTGTTATTTTACTTACATTAATACTATTTACAGCAAGTGTGATCGTTCCGCTAGTAGTAATTGGTGATCCACTTACAGTAAATTCTGATGAACCTGCATCTGTTACAGCTACTGAACTTACAGTACCTGTAAACTGAGGTTGAACTTGTGAAAAAGTTATATTTGCACTACCAATACTACCACCTGTATCAGTTGTGCATAAAAATATTGTATCTTCGTTAGTTGTTCCTTCTTGAACAATAACAAGCTGACCTGCTAATTCATCAACTGTATTAAAATCTGAATCTCTACTAGCTGCACCGCTTGACGGAACAACATATATACCATTTTCAGTTGCTGTTGTTTGATTTTTTACTAAAACTTTATTACCAGTCGCTAATGTAATGGCATCTAAAGTATCGCCATTTTCTAAAGCATTAGATAAATTAACATTTGCTGTTGTTGCTACTCTTACAATAATTCTTGTTTTAAGACCTGTAACTAAATCATCTACATAACTTTTTGTTGTTACGTCTGAACTACCTGATGGTGCAGACATACCTGTAATTGATCCACCTGTTATAGCAACACTATTTGCTGCTTGTGTTGCAATCGTTCCTAAACCTAAAGATGTTCTAGCAGTAGCTCCACTTTCTGTTACAAAATTAGAACCATCACCTAAAATAAAATTACCATCTGAAGGAGTTAATCCTGCAACATCAGATAATTGTGCGTCAAATGCTTGAACATCAGATCCTATTGCTAAACCTAAATTTGTTCTTGCAGTTGAAGCTGAAGCAACATCACTTAAGTTATTTGCTTTTATATTTTTTGCGTCTAACTGAGTTTGTATTGCAGAAGAAACACCTGATACATAACCAAGCTCAGTTGATGTTACAGATGATACTGCAACTTTACCTGATGAATTTGAAACTAAAGCTCTTGATGCTGTTAAATCTGATGTGGCTATTGTTGATGCACCACCAGTTATAGGTGCTGATTTTGCATCTAATTGAGTTTGAATTGATGATGATACACCATTTAAAAATTGAAATTCTGTATCTGATATAGTTCCGTTTGCAATTTTTTCAGCAGATATTCCTGTTGGTATAGAATCATTTGTTTTTGATAATGCACCAATGTAAACATTTGTAATAGCTTCATTTGATAACGAACCACTATCCCAAGTTACATTTACTGTTGTATTTGAAGAAAAACTTGAACTTGATATTGTTCCAAAAATTGTTCCTGGTGTTGAAGCAATTAATTTTATTCTTCTTCCAGCATGATAAACAGAAGTTACATCTGAACCATTAATTGTAAATGCAGTTCCGCTAACATAAGCTGCTGTGTATGCTGCATCACCATCTCCATACTCAATCCATTGTGCATCATTAAACCAATCTCTTGTGTTTTTCATTAATGCTCTAATGGCATTGTTAAGATTAGAAGGTAACATTCCTTCTGCTACTGAAATACTATTAAGTGATGTGTTACTTGCTTGGGTTGTTGAATAATCTTTAATATTAGTTGTCATTTAATCTCCTAAAAACCATGCAAAGACTTTATTATTCTCTTTGTTTTTTTCGTTTATTAATGTGTTTATAGCTTCTTCAATTTGTCTTTGAAAAAACTCTTGAGTTTCAAAACTATATCTAACATTGTCTATATCAGTTTTGTCCGTCATCTTAAACCTATTCTTGATGCTATTAAATCAACTCCTTGTGCATGAGTCCAAACTGAACCAGATGGAGTTATAACTTTAATCCTAAAATATCTACCAGATTGTCTTACAGGATTATCACCACTTGTTACCATACTTGAAGATGTAGATTCAGTAGGATCATCTGACAATCTTTCTTTGCTTTTTATGGTTACAGTAGCTATAGCATCAACTATTGGTCTTACATTTGTTATACTACTTCTGTGTCCTGGAAACAACTCTAATTCTCTTGTTTCTATAGTTCCTTGATTTTCTGTACCTGAAAATATAGCTGCTTTAAAATTATTATCTATTGCTCCTAAATATCTTTGACCTCCTGACCAAAAGTCTGTGTCTAAAGCTATATTTATTTGGTCTAAGTTTTCTGAGATAATATCCATAAGCTCTACTGTATAAGCTCCTACAAACTGTGAAAATATCGTACTAGCACTAGCATCAGAAGTTGACCATTTTTGTGTAGCATAATTGTAGATTAATATTTTATCACATATACCTGTGGTATTAGCTGTGTCTGATGCAGATGGATATAACCACATAGCTAATTGATTAAATGGATCAACAGCAGCACATATTCTATCAGAAAATGCTTTGTTTAAATCTACGTCAAAAAATCTGTTTATTTTTTCTGCACCAATAGCAATAACATTATCACCATTAATTTCAAAAAAACCATCATCAGCATAAAAAAATACTCTTCTATTATCTTGACAAACTGTTCTACCATAAACTGCACCTCTGTTTGGAGATATAACTGACAATCTAAATATTGTTGCACCACCTACATAATCCATTCTAATAATTTGATTTTGTCTAAAAACATAACCAATCTCACCTGAAGTTATATGTACTATCTCACCACCTGAACCTGGTAAGTCTTGTTGGTCAGCTTGTTTAGTTCCTGATTGCCAAGTAGCAATATCATTAATACCTGACCATTGTATTCTATTTTGATTTGTAGGTTGATTACCTGTAACTAAAAAATCTCTAACTACACCTGATACTCTAAATGTTGGTACAGTTCCTGATGTTGCTATACCTGATAGATTTGCAAAATTAGTTGATGTTCCCATTAAATAATATTGAGGTGCATCAACACCATTACTTGCAACTACATGATTACCAAATTGTGTAAAAGTAAAATAATCTGTGTTACCACCTGTTAATGATCCTTTTCTTGAAGTAAATGTTCCACCATCTAATTGATAAATGTCTGTATTTTTTGCTACAAAATTAAATACATTACCTGAATTATTTCTAAATGAACCAGCACCTCTACTATCTGCACCAATATTGTTTGTAGAATAATTTACTAATGAAGGAAATCTTTTGTAAGAATTTTGTGCGTAATAAACATTGTTTGCTGTTGTAGCACCAGGATTTAAATATTCAGGTTGATCTGGTAGCCATTCGCCAAAGGGTAGTTGCATTATAATCCTAAGTATTGTTGTTTGTTACTTTTGTATGATCTGAAAAAGGAGCTGCCACTGTTACATCTGATCTTATTTGTAATGGCGAACCACTATACTGATCTTCTCTATCATTTCTTTCTAATCTCTCAAGTGCAGTTGTGTACATACCTTGCCATTGAGCTAATCTTGCAGGTTCAACTCCACCTAAAAAATTAGCGGCATGATAAAGCGAACCATATAAATAAATTGCAGGATGACTTGCTAAAATAAAATTTGATGTATTGCTATCTGATAAGGGATCAAAAGCTTTGTAAAAATTTAAAGTTCCTGCATAACTAGCAGAAGGTATAGGAGCAAATCTAAATTTATCTCCAAGAATAGTATAAACTTCTGGCATACCTGAAGTAGATGAACCTTTTATTTGATCCATTTGCACTGGAGTCATATAGGTTAGTGAATGTTTAGTTCCACCTTCTGTTATAAAAAAATCTCTGACTTGTAAAAATCCTGTAGGTAAATCTTCTGTTTCAGCATCAATAGTTATAGATGTTTCTGAAATCATTTTTCTTATTCTTAATTTTGAATTAATATCTTTTTCTGTAAGAACTATAAAATCACCTGTTATTTCAGTTGATAAATCTGATCTGTTTAACCAGTTTGCTATAGATGTTTGTAATTCTGCGTAAGTTGATAAAGCCATTATAATTTTCCTTCTGCTGTTCTGAAATACCTAAACTCACTACTATTTAGTTTTTCTTTTAATATTTGTTTTTGAACTTCTTTTGGTAGTCCAAACCAATTACTATCACCATTATATTGTTTTGCCCATACAGATAATGCAATAGTTGGTATAGAGGCTACTCTTTTTAGCTCTCTTGATTTTGAATATCCATCATCTTGAGTATATAAAGATTTATTATGTTTTAAGTGTGGGTCTATATTAACTTGTTCTTTGATGATAATTTTCTTTTCCATATCATCTTTAGAATAAGTAGTTTGTTTTAAACCATCTCTAACAATATCTTTCATCTACCTTGTCCTCTGTATTTTTTTCTTCTTGGTATTCTTTTGCTTATGTTTTTTGTATGACGACCAGGTCTTTTTTTTCTAGTGCGTTTTACATAATTTGAAACACCGAAAAGAGGTCTTTTCTTAGCCACTAAGCACTCATTTCAGTAACATAAAGAACTGCACTATTTGTTGCATTTAACCCAGCAATCTTTTCACCTGGACTAACTTTGAATATTTCAGGTTGGTCGGCAGTTATTAAAATTTTTGCTGCGGTTGCACTTGGATTTACTCCAAAATCAACAAAAAAATCTACTGCTGAAACTAATCTTACATATTCTGTTTGTGAACCAAAAGCACTAGATTGTACTGATGCAGTTGTTCCACCACCTGCCATAGTTATGTTGTTTATTACTGTAGGTCTTAAAGCATAATTAAAGCTCATATTTATCTCCTATTAGTTATGGGGGAACTTCCGCTAGGCTGAACCCCCAAGTATTATTACTATCTTCTTACAACTATTGTAAAGTGTAAAGTATGTGTATTTGTAGATGCACCATCAGTTGCTAAAGCAATAAAATCGCCTTCAACAACATTGTTTGCAGCCGTTGGTTCTGCTGTATCTATATCACCAGCAGCAGATCCTGAAGCTGTAATTGTTAAAGCACCACCAGTTATATTAGTAGTGTTAACTTTTGCAGTCACAGCAGCATCTGAAGTTGCTATTGTTCCGCCTAATACAGTAGATATTTTTATAACTTTACCAGCATCTGGTACAGCTACTCTTACTGTAGAAGCAGTAGATACATCATCAATTACTCCATATAAAAAATAATCGTTTAGTGTTCTCATTTTTCCTCCGTTTGTCGTTCCGCCTATAACCTTACTAAGACTTCAACATGGGTTAAGTAATGGGGATGTAGTTTTTAAAGGTTACACCCCCAATTACAATTAAGATTATGATGTTGTTAAATCGTAAACAGCACCACTAGCTTTTTCGTTTCTTGACTCAAGAGTGTACTCAGCTACCATGAATCTCTGATCTGCGTCAGCAGTTTGTGCAGGATTCTGTAAACTGAAGTCTCTTAAGAAGGCTACTGCGAAAAAGTCCATCTCTAAAATTAGAGCATCTTGACCTTTTTTAGCAGCAGTTGAGTTAGCACCTCTAATGAATCTATTAGGAGCAACTTGGAGTGTTCCAAAGTCACTTTCATAGACATCAATAGATGTAACTAATCTTCTGTCTTCTGCTTGGTCAAATCTAGTTGAACCACCAGTAAAGCCAGATAGTTTTTGCTTGTTGAAAGCACCAACCATAACCATGTTTGGGTTTCCTCCAGCATCAAAACAACTTCTTAGAACACCTTTTAATTGGTCTTCTGTGAAAGCTCTTTGAGTTCCATCTGTTCTTATTGCTCCACCGCCTGATCCAGAACCACCAGCACCAATATCTACATTAGAAGAAATCCAAGTTTGGACTCCACCTAATTTTCTTGCTGTTGTTGCGTTTCCAGCAGCAGCAGCTACGTTAGATAAAAGAGCTGTTTCCATATCTCTTTTTAATTCTTTCGCAGACTTTGCTACTTGATAAGCTAACTCATTGTTTCTTCCA